CACTTTCTGAAGCAAGCTCAGTTATTCTATCAATAGCCTCCGCTATTAACATTGTTCTGTTCTCCATACTGCTGCTCCTGCATCATCTGTTGTTCTTGCATCATTTGCTCTTGTTCAGCTTCTATTTGTTCTTGCTCTTCTGTGTCTTGATACAGCGATAAGAAGTCTGCTGGAATTTTTTGTGGAATTTGAGCACCATCTTTTTGAGCTTTAATTGCAAGCTCTGCCCATTCTCTATTAGAGTCATCATTTGCTGATAATAATTGACGCTTATTGTCAATCTTTTTATTATCTGCTTCCGCTTTAATTAAACTTACATTGGCTTGTTTAGTTGCTAAATCAAGTTCAATAGAAGCTTGTTCTGCTTGGTCGTCCCTATCTTTCTTTTGTTTTTGTAACTGTTGAGCTTCTTGTTGTGCTTGCTGAAACTCTTGAGTAGCAGGATCATTTAAGAACCTTGTAGGGTCCATACCCATGTTCTTAAGAATATCTAACGCAAGATTATAAGAAGACATCGGATTAATAAAAGCTTCAGATGTAGGGCTTTGAGCCATTTGAGGCAACAGCTGTGTAAGTTGTATTAACTTCTCAGCCAAAGAAGAATTTGAATTTTCTCCAATGTTTGCCTGAATATCTAAATCCATATTGCTTGGCATCGTTTGTAATTCTTGTGGAGTAAGTGATGCATACCCTTTATCTGTCTTGTACATTGTAGGATTCTTAAGGTTGCTTTTCATTTCCCTTAATACGCCACGACATAAATCTTTAATGCCTGTCTCTACAAATCTACGAGCGATATGTTCTACTCTTATCTGTGCAGCATTTTGTGCGCCTGCCATCTTTTGCTCAGAGTTACCAGATACATATAATGTATCGTTTAAACCCATAGCAGTTTTGCTAAGCCCAGTAGATTGTTCTTTCTGAAGCCCCAGGAATTCTAACATTCCACTTGTACCAGCACTCATTGGTTCTGGCTGGAGCTGTTGTACTGCTGCTGCAGGATTTCCATTTGTAGGAATAATCTGTTTTGGTACAGGATTTTGTAATGCTGAAAAGTCCACAACATTAGGATCAGCTAGTGTTCTACCGTAATTGCCAAAGTACACGTTCTCTACAAATCCTCTAAGAATAGCTGTAGTTGCTTGTGTCTGTGGGCGAGCCATGTCAAGAAGTGACAATCCATAAAACTCATGTGGTATCTCAATAGGATTAAGCACTGCTACTGGAACATAAGCCACATCGTCTTCTTCTAGTATTGTATTACCAGCTTTGATAACATGTTTAAGTTCTGCAATACCATCACCATCTCTGTCAGAACGAATCCAACATTCAATAACAGTGATACTTATATTAGCTTCATCTTCATCATCATCTTTGCTGTCTAGCCAATTAGTAACTCCAGCAGCATCCTTTCTAGAATATGATTCATATGACCATGCAGAATCTCTAACACTTGCTTCTTCACCAATTTCTGAAAAATCTAAATCTAAATCAGACCAAGTTCTTCTTATATCTGAACGAGACATCTCTGAAACAATTCCAACAAAAGTTGCGTCTGTTACACTGGAAGCTGCACGATCAATTAAAAATGACTCGGGAGCTATGTTTCTTAGCTTTACTCCAGACTTGTCAATCTTTCTTCTAAGTCTAACATCAACATATGCATAGTAACTTGTGCCGTCATCATTTACAACTGGCTCTGTTCCTATTTGCAAATCACCAATAATTTCTACATTTACATCAGCTAATATCTGATCAAGAACACCTTCTTCGATTTGTTCGTATTCTTCTACAACATAATCGTAGTGTTCTTCCCATCCCCAAGTTAGGGCACTATTGCCAAATACAACTGCTGACTTTATCCACGTGGAAAGTTTCGACCATCCATCAGGATTTGAGTTGAATAGACAATAGTTGACAACATCCGATGCAATCTGTGACGCTTTAACAGCAGCCATTTCGTTGCTATACGGTGTAAATAAAGCCAATTTATTATTGTCTAATAATAGTTTGGTCAATAGTGCGGTATATCCCTCAGCTATCTCGGCTGAGTCTGAGGATACAATTGAGCTAACGCCTTGTGGTTTTAAATCACCTTGGGCTTCTAAGCTCATTTCATATACGGCATTTTCTCTTCGTTTACTTACTTCTGATGAACCTGTATATCCACCAGTAGCATTACGCATATGACGATCTATTGACTGAATCAACATGTCGTCATCAATCTTCTCGATTTTCTTTTTCATTCTCGCTCTCTCTGTTAAGTGCCTTGTGTTCTAATTCCCCACAAATGTGATGGTGTTGCATACACCGAATCTTGTATATAACCTTTTTCAGCATCGCTTTCTAATTGCTCATAAAATGGTTGAGTTACTTTATGAACAAAATTTCTTATACCATCTTCTGTCATTGGTCCGCCCGGTTTATCCATATTCCAAGTGCTATAACTATAATGAGGTCTAACAGCTGGTGGCATTATCATACCTTCAGACATAAATGGATATACTGGTTGAGACATTAATCTTTCTGTTAAATCTTGTGTAATTAATTCGTTTTGCTCAAAGTATGGATCGTAAGAAGACTCTACAAGTTTAGTTTCGTAAACATGTGGATTTCCTACAGGAACTCTTTTTCCTAAAAAATTAGTTGTACTGCCCCCTACTCCTAATTCAGACGTGCCCTTTAGCATTTGATTTATTGCATTTGGATAAGCACCTTTTCTGCGATCAAGCATTGTTGAATGGATTGCTTCGTGCAATCCAGTTCTAGCCATACTATCACTATAGAAGTCAGCTATTTGTTGTTGTTGTTCTGTTTGTTTAGCAGATTCTTCCAAAGCAATTTTATCTAGCCTTTTTTTTCTAGCTATAGAAGAAGGGTCTTTTGGATCAATTCGAGCCTTTAAAGGTGCAACAGGAGTTACTTGTTCTCCTACCATGTCTAAATTATTTATATATACTTCTTCAGCTCCACGTGGTGCAAAGCCAGAATAATTTACATAATCTGATGGCTGTATGTCGTCATATTTATAAAAAGGATAAAAATCATCTTGCTCTAATAAGCTATTACTGCCTTCGTAATATTTAATTTTTCTTAATATATTGTCTTTGTATTTTTCTTCTAAATATTTATCAGCAAGTGGTGGCATGGTATAATTTACTTTACTTGCATTATTAAAGCTTATTCCCATAAGTTCTCCTTACAACCACTTAGTATCTGGCTGCTCATATAATGTATTCATTTCACCCCAACTAAATGCTTTGTTTGTTAAAGCATGTCCGTGTGTTCTGTAAGCTTCACAAGCAATAGCAAGTGACATAACCATATCGTCATAGTGTCCAGTTGAGGCTTCAGCCTTACCTGACTCTGTAACAATAAAGTTTCTTAATTCTTCTAATAACAGTGAAGATGGAATCATAATGTCTTCATCTTCAATCATTCGTCTAAGGTTAGAAATGATTGGTGGTCTAGTTGACATAGTTGTCTTGAAACCTAAATGATTCACATTATCACCAGCAGTATTAGCTGTTTTTTTTTGTTGATATATGTTTGGATAATTCATACCAAACAGTTGTTGTACTGTGGCTAATCCAATTGAATTACTTTCAGGGACTACTAAAGCGTTGTTATACCATCTGCCAAGATAGAATATCATTTTGCCGTAGCTTACTGGATCAATTCTATTGTTACGATATATAGCACATATCTCTCTTTCTTGATTTAAAACAGTAGCAACTGAGTAATCACCCTTTACGCCTAAAGCAACGTCAGCCCCAATAATATATTTCTGGTCTTTATTTGGAGCAGCCCATACACTTAAGGAGCCCTCTTGTGATTCATCAAACGCACTAAACGATTCGTTGTATTCTCGTACAGACTCTGGAGCCATTGGAAGATACTTGTCGAGCGTCTCTTTACTGAAGACTGAAGAACCAGACTGTATGAAAGATTCTTCCGCAGTGAACGGGTATTCTTGTTTAAATGTTGAGCTTGAAGTCTCAGATATTTTAATCCGTCTCCAATAAATTTGTCCTTCATTTAGATTATATTCCTTTTGTATTTTCTTTTCTTCTACTGTTAATTCCAATCCATCTGGAGCTGGTAATGTGTATTCGTCTTGTAAAAACCACGGTACAAATAAAGGTTTAAATATTCCTTCACCTTTCTCAGCTTTATTCCAGAGGTCGTAATAAACACCCTGTGCACCATGTGAGGTGCTATTAATGATAATAATACTTCCCGGTAGCAGTGCGATAGACTGAAACATACCTGCAAGTATTCTTTCACCTTGTAACCAAAACGCAGCCTCATCAGCCAGCAAACAAGTGTTTGTTGTTCCACGTCCCGGGTTGTCTGCACCTGCAGTCCACACCCTGTATTTACTTCCATTCTGAAAGCTCATTTCTCTGACGTTTGATTTGTCGAGTACAGGTTGTATGTCTTTAGGTAGCTCAGCCCAGAATGTTTGCGACATGCTAAAAATACTTTCTGTTGTTGGTTTATCTAACGATATGATTACCGCCCTCGTGTTTCCATAAAACAATGCTCTATGAAATATGTAGGCAGAACTAATAGTAGAAAATCCAGCTTGACGATACTTGGATATAATCAATCTAACATACCCAGTATCTTCTATTTGCTCATTCAGTGCTTTAACAACTAACTTCTGTGCGCTGTTAATCTTTAATGGTATTAATCCTAGTGAGGCATCTTTCGGATATATCTGTAAGCAATCTTCAAAGAATGCTTCGGGATCATTTTTCCAATGTTCCCACCTCTTCCTCTTTTCAAGTTCAGCAACCAGCTTAGAGGCTTCTTTAGTGTT